TTGGGTACACCGCGCTTGTAGCAATAGTAGACGGGTTGAAGGGGGTTATCGGTGGCGATGACGAGGATGATCCCTTGCAAGACACAAGTTTTGACCTTTATATACGCCAATCCTTTATCCCAAGGTACTTTGGCGATGATAGTAGTATCGCTAAACAGATGGGGCTAAACCCAGAAGTTGCAGCGCTTTTGTCTCGAGGCGTAGAGTTTGGGTTACCTAGCGCATTAACCGACTGGAACATATCTGGCTCGGTTGGCTTAGACGGGTTGTGGTTCCAAGACGGTCCGGATAGAGAGACATTAGAAGAAGCGTATGTCTATGCCGTAGCAGAAACTTTACTTGGTCCATCGTTGTCCGTAGTTTCCAATTTAGTTCGTGGCATTAACCAAGCTGCGGAGGGGGACTTCCTTCGTGGGATGGAGACTATGTCCCCTGCGTTTATAAAAGAACCCATGGAAGCTATGCGGTTTGCAAGGGAAGGAAACAAGCAAGCTGGTACGGGGGCGGTTATATCTCCGGAGGAGTACTATACGGGCTGGAAGTTGTTTGGCCAGAGTTTGGGTTTTGGTTCTACAGAAGTAGCTCAAGGGCAAGAGAAGCGGTTCCTCGCTGTTAAAGAAATGACGCGGATAGACGTAGAGAGGGCTGCAATTCTCACGGGTTTAGACAGGGCGATAACCAAGCGCACAGAGGCGTACTCAAAGCACGGTGTGGAAAGCGAGCAGGCTGCGGACGCACAAGCTAAAGTAGTTGAGGAGTTTGAGGCCGTCGATGCGTTCAATAAGCAGTACTACTATAGGGCTATCACGGAAGACAACATCAAGGAATCTTTGACAGCTAGAGCAAAACGTAGGGAAGACACAATCAAAGGGCTGTACGTACCAGAGTGGGCTAGCTGGATTGTATACCCAATAATGATGGACTCCCCACCGCAGCCGTTGCCAGAGGAACTACCGAGGGAGTAGCTACACGCGCCACACCCGCACACCGCGGATGCCGTCCTCTATGACTACCTTAGTGACAATCTTGTACTGCAGTCTATGCACGACCTGCAGTATGTTTCTCCGAGACTTCTTTGGGTTTAGGCAGGGTATAAAGAATGAATACCCTGCCTTGAAGCTTGCCCAATTAATCTGGTACGTTACCTTCTCCACTCGCATCGCTTTGATCCGCCGCCACCATTGCACTCACGTCGACAAAGTCGGCGTTGTCGCAGTTTAGCACTAAACAACGAACCCCTGCGGCCACTACGCTCATACCCTTCGCCATACGCTTATTGCGGCTATCTACTAAGATACCCTTTGTTTTAAGCTCCTTAATGGTCTCAGTGTAATCCACCTGATACTGGACGCAGTCCCTTCTAAATGCGTTTATGGCTACGTACATAAGCTTAGTGTCGGGCTCAAACCGTATTAACAACTCGCCACGAGGCTCTACACGTGGGGCCATAGCAAGGTTTGTGCGTTTGTCTGCGTGCTCGTCAACTACAAGGACGTTGTTAATGTGCCTATAGATGTAGTCGCCCACTACTGCACTGGCATCTCCCACTGGAGCCTTGGTAGCTGCACACATATCTTGCAGGCTGCTAGTTGCAAAAGAGTAAATACGCGGCATCTTCCAGCCCACCAGCAGCCCAAGGCGCTCGGCAATCAAGCCACCGGTTATGTTGCACGCAGCTACAGCAGACCAGTTGCGCTCTCTGGAAGTCAGGTTAATTTCCTTGTCTATCTTCGCCTGCACTCTGTGTAGAGTGGCTTGGACCTCCTCCATGTTAGACAGGATGTACTGGATGTACGGCACGATAGCGTGCCCGTAGTTGCTATTAAGCTGGTGGTCAAACATATGCTTACCCTCGGCGGTAGATATTAATTGTTGGTCGGTGTATTCAACTTTAAACTCCAGCAAACGCATTATCTCGCCGTCTGCAGCGGCCTTTATCGAACCTACTTTGTCGTAGAACGAAGCGTTTGAAGAGGTCAGCGTGGGGGTGCGCCATGTGGTGTTGTTGATACGTAGCTTGTTCTCCTGCGCATCGCCTTTGTCTTTACCCTTACCTTGAGAGTACGCATACACAAGCTCCGAAAACACCTTGGGTTCTAAGTTGGTAATCTCGTCCACGGTGTTGATGATGTTGTTCAGTATGCCTACCTTGGTAATACGCGCCACTTTAGTGTCATCTATCGTGCCCAGCAGTTCTTCCGGGTGCCCATAGATGCTGTTAGCCATACGAAGGACTGTCGTCTTACCAGTACCAGCGTGGCGGTGGATCAGGTTTATAATTGCCCCCTTTTGCCCAGAGAACTTCAGCAGTGGGGCGCCGAACCCAGTAAGCGCAGCAAAAGCCTGCACCTCCATGCCCTCCTTCCCGTATAGCGCGAACACTTCCTTCCATGCTTCAAGTGTGCCTTTAGGTTCAAAGTACGGCACCATTGATTCCGTGATTGACGATGGAGGGCTGTAGTACACCTGATCCTTCGTTATCTCTCTGTCTCCTACTATAAATTTAGTATCTCCGTCTGCCCATCCAAATTGTCTTCTCATAATTTCTGCCGTTTTATCAACTTGAAGCTCTTTTAGAGCGTGAATTACGTATGCGGTTATAAGTTTAAATTGCCCTTCAGAGGCTATTACACCGTGCTTTGAAAGCTCTTTCCTAAGTTCCAGCTGTTGCGCTATCTTTGTATTCGGGATTATGAACTCCCGAATCCCATCCCTTGGGCTGTGTAGGCGGAAAGCAACGACGTCCCCTAGCAGCGGATCGGTTAACCTCTTTATTAAGAACAAATCGTGCTCGTACACCAACTTAGGCTCGTCGTCATCTCCTAGCTGGATGTAAATCCCTCCAAACTTCCCCCTAAAGTAAGGTGAGGTGTAGAACGGTGCTGGGGTATGCCCCGGTGCGTCTTCCTCCCTATCTATTGGCTCAGGGGAATCTTCTTGTACCTCTTGCACTAGCGGTATGGGAGTACCCTCTTGATGTCGCAGGATTTCCCGCCCCAGTACAATCGGGCTCTTCACCGCACCCATATGGGGGCATCCGTCGCACCCACCCGGGTTGTTACGGGCAAATACCTCGCATGTGTGCGGGCCAACGATGTGGGCTAGTTTGCGCTCCACACCAGAGGCGTCGTAGTCAGGATGCCCGGAAGACATTTTGTGTACTGCCATGTCCCGGTCAGAACAAAACTTAGCCACCGATAGTGCGTCAAACCACCTTGGCTCCGAAACTGTTTCCCTTTCTACGTAGCAGCTTAGTAGCTGCTGGCAGCCGTCCCCCTTTGCGCTACGGGTCATTATCTTGCTGAAGCTACTCTCAATATTTTCAAAAAGTAACTTGCTCAGCGCAGAGGGTACACGAGGCTGAGTAGGAACCGAGGCTCTTAAGACTCCCGAGACTTCCGGTTCTTCCGAACCTTCTGCCGGTGCGCACCCTAGCACAGAATAAAACAGCTCTATGCTAACTGGTGGAGACACCTTGATAACACGCACTTGCTTAGGCGTCTCGTCCTTATAGTTGTAGGTGTCGGGCACTCGCAGTATGCGAGCCATTTCAAAAACCGCGGGGTCTACGTGCAGTTCTTGGGTGACGCAAACTTGGCGTAGGCGCTCAGCCACAGGCTCCCACACTTTGCGAGACACCTCCTTCTCAAGCGCCCAGTACACGTGTAGCCCGCGCCCTGAGTCCACTACAGTTGGAGTAGGCAAGCCCACTAGCTCGCAAAAACTAAGCAGGGCTTCCAGTCCCGCCTTCTGGTCTATGTAGCCAAAGGGCCGCTGGGTAGAAGGATTTATAACAGCCTTCAACTCCCCGCAGTCTATGTCCAACCAAAAGGATTTAACGGCTAACGCGTTATCCTTAGTGCGGTTATCAGCAGAAACAAACTTAGACACCGCAAAAAACACATTACGTTTTTGGGCGTCAAACTCTTCTATTAAAGCTTGTGCCCCCTCGCGGGTCTCAGCAAACTTCTGCTTAACTGATTTCCCCTGTATGCCTACTATGCAAAAGAACCCCTGAGAAGGTTGCACGTGGGTGAGTAGGTCAAAGTGGTCCATAGGCTCACCGTGACAATGAGAGAACGAAATGGTTTATTTTTTGTTCAGTACTTTTCATGGGTATTGATCTGCCAATAAACCAGTTGTACACCGTTTGCCTACTCACCCCTAAGCGTCTAGCTACGTCTACTACGGGCACATTATGTTCTATGCACGCACGGCCTAGCTGGACACCAAGTGACGCTACCGAAGCCGCTCCATTAAGCTTAGCCAGCCTTAATGAGTATCCGTAGCTCGTTTTACCCATTAGCGGCCCTTGCTCCAGTCATCAATAACGGAGGCTAAGTTTTCCGCGGAAGAACCAGAGGCAACTACTTCCTCTTGTCGCTTGACGCGTTTGATGGGCTCAACCTCTGCAACTTCTTCCCCGTCAGGCTCTTCAGCCCTAGTTACTGCTGGTTGCTTAACTTTTGGTTCCATAGCTGGAAGTTTAACGACCCCGTCAGTTTGCGAGACGGTAACACGGGTGTACAACTCCGTTTCCGGGCGAAGCTGGGCAGCCTCTACGAGAGCAAACTCGTTAGCGTTAAGCTGTCGAACTGGAGAGAACGTCAGCTCCATGCCCTCTGCCTCAAGGTCATAGCTGATCTGGGTGATTACAGTGTCAGGAGCTTCACGGTTAGCCAGCAGGTATTTAACGTAGCTTTCGTAGGGGTGCACGTTACCGGCGCCTTTGCCAAACAACGACTTTGCTGGGACGCTGAATTGGTACACATCTCCGGAAGAGTCCCCTGCAAGCAAGACAGCTATGCGGCGCTGATATCTGCAAGCCCTACCACCATTATCCCCAGAGCCCTTAACATTTTGGGGGCAGTTTGCGCAGTTAGCATGCTGCTTATCCGCAGACTGTGGCTCTGGTACATCGTTGTTGTTAGACCAGCAGTTCGGCAGTGTGGGTTCGCCCTCGGGGTCGTATTTCTCTTTGTAGTAAATTCTAGAAACTCCGGGCAGCATGCCAACAACTATGGCATTGAAGGAATCCCGAATCGGCTCCCCTATGTTCTCCCCGTTAACGACCTTGCGGAAGAATCCTTTGTTGTTCGTTTGAATACGACGACTGTAGAACTTCACAGTGCCAGCAAGTTTTTTACCCAAAGCGCTAGTTCTACCGCCATCGGAGTGGATGATCTCACTTTGGCTCTTAAAAATAGATATATCTGTACTCATAGCATTGTCCTATTTCTTGGTTGGTTTACGTACGTGGATTACATACTTCTGGCTAGCTTGTAGCCCTGCGGGGATTGCGTCAGGGTTTGCTTCTAGAAACTCTTTCATGTTTCCGTTGTGTATCCGCTTCTCAAGCAAGTGGCATGCGGAGTGTTCATCCACAAACTGGTAAAAACTTTCCCAGTCACTTGTCCAATAGCTGGATTGAAGCCTGCGGCTCACGGTGCCCTCATCCGTGCTTATCGTGTTCGCCCCCTGCTCATTGCAAAGGGCCAACAGCTTATCAGTTACTACTTGCTGCTGTACTTTTATTTCGGTGATCTGTTGCTCCAGCTCAGCTATCCTCGTACGCATGCGTATGTAGGTGCCCGCTAAAACATCAGGGTTGTACTCGGTCATAGACTCCCCCTTCTTGGGTCATAGATTCCTCCTTCACTGCACAGGAGAGGACTAGTTTACTCCTTGTGATTTTACATTGTCAAACATTTAGTTCTTGGCTGTACAACTCTATTATCTTGCTGTGGTTTGCTATGTTTGAACGCAGGAGGGAGTAAAGGCGGGACTCTATGTCGCTTCCTTTTATATGGACGATTGTCATAGGGTTGTGTTGGCCGGGGCGGTCTATGCGCGCGTTAGCTTGCAGATAAGTTTCCACGCTGGGCACCGGTGCGTACCATATTATGGTGTTTGCTGCAGTGAGGGTCAGTCCGTGGGAAGCCGCTTGAGGTTGGATTATAAGCACTCTGGGGGTGGAGGAGTTTTGAAACTGCTGAATTATGTCACTGCGTTTGTTTACGGATACTCTCCCAGATATAACTTCGCATGTAACTTTATTCTTCGTTAGGAAGGCTTGTAGCAGGTCTATCGTGTGAGTAAACGGAACAAACACGAGAACCTTATGGGAGGATTCTTCTATAACTTCGAGCACAACTTTAAGGCGGTTGCTTACATCAAACTCTACAACCGATTTATCGTCCGAGTACACCGCACCTCCCGATATCTGCAGAAGTTTGTTTATATTTACAGCGGCGTTTACAGACGTAATCTGCTCCCCCGCCGCTTCCATCGTCATTCTCTTTTTCAAAAGCTGGTAGTACTTTGTTTGCTGGGCGGTCAGTGGCACGTCCCGTTCTACGTGAGTAACCGGTGGGAGATCAAGGCACTGGGCTTTCTCAAACCTAATAGCAGGCTGAAGAAGCTGGTGAACTATCCTGTCGGCGTCTATGGAGGGCTTCCAAACAAATTGGCTTACCTTCCGCATAACCGTATCTCGGAAGACCCCAAAGTATTTAGGGCAGGTGCTTGGGGATAGGAGCTTAGCTAGACCGTAAGCGTCGAGCGGAGACTGTGCAGCAGGGGTACCGGTTAGCATCCATACCCAGTCAACTTTCGATACGATCTTGTTTAGCACTTTCCAACGGTTAGTCTTCACGTTTTTGTATGCGTTCGCCTCGTCGATCACAATCATGTCAAACTTACCGGCAAGGATTTCTTCTTGCACAACAGCCACGCCGTCAAAGTTTATGATGACGAACTCCATACCTGCGGCAATAATTTTACGCCGCTGTCCCGAAGACCCGTGGGCAACCGAACACCCCCGGTGCATGGCAAAAGTAAACAAATCCTGCTGCCACGCAGACTTCATAATAGACAGGGGGCATATGACTAGCACTCTAGTAACAAGTTTTAGGGCCATCAAGTAGTCCACAGCCCATATAACTGAGGCGGTCTTCCCTGTGCCTTGCTCGTTAAAACAAAAAGCTCGTTTGTGTAGAGTCAAGAACCCGGAGGTTTCTTTCTGATGGGCGTAAGGCGTGTGTTTACCAGTCCATTGGTAGTCCCTAGTTATGGGGGAGGGGGTATTTTTCAGTCCTATAGAAGCGAGCTTCTGTGAGTCCTCTAAAGTCCACTTAACGGCAACCTCATACATGCCTTCTTTCTCCCCAAAGATACGGTAGTTGACTCCTTTATCTTTAAGCACGTGGGGGATTCTGGTGCGAAGCACTATTGCCGT